AGTAATCATATTCATCTTACTGGCTATGCTATAGACATTAGTATTAACGATGACAATAGAGAAGAGACTATAATCGCTGCTAGTCGCTCTGGCTTCACTGGCATCGGTGTGTATAAGACATTTCTTCATCTTGATGTCGGCTCTAGAAGATCATGGGTCGCTGGTCAAGACGCTATTGATATATCAGATAAAGAGAAGTTGACCGGGTCAGCACTAGAAGAGATGATTACTATTCTGAGCACTCATGATAGTGACGGCTTCAGAAAAGATCGCGGCGAGACTTCTTAATGATTATCTATTTCATTTCGATTATATAAATACTCTATAAAAGGTAATATAAAAAATGGCTTTGTCAAGACGTACAATAACACAAGAGTTCTTTTCTGATTTCACTAAGAATCTAGATACGATTCCTGGTAGAACAGATTTGTCTCGTGTAGTTAATGAGAATGCTGTTAGAGAGTCTATCAGAAATCTAGTAGCGACTGATAGAGGCGAGAGACTGTTTCAGCCGAATATCGGCTGTGATATACGCGGCTCACTCTTCGAGAACATAACACAAGCGACTATGATAATATTAGAAGAGAATATCAAATCTACTATACGCAATTACGAGCCAAGATGTAATCTTCGTAGTGTAGAAGTATCTGGGAATATCGACACAAACGAACTCTCAGCAAAGATCGTATTCAACGTCATAAATAGTAGCAACATAACTTCAATCTCAATTGATCTGAGTAGGGCAAGATAGAAATGACTAGTATATCACCAGTAACAAATTTAGACTTCAATGAGACTAAAGAGGCGCTTAAGACGTTTCTAAAGAATCAGAGTCAGTTCAAAGACTTCGATTATGAAGGCTCGAACATGAACGTTCTCATTGACGTACTATCATACAACACATTCTATAATAGCTATTACTACAATATGGCGATTAGTGAGATGTTTCTTGATAGTGCTACTCAACGCAACAGTGTTATCTCTCATGCTAAAGAGCTTAACTATATGCCTACGAGTAGACGTAGTGCAGCAACTAAAGCGACTATCAGTGTAACAGCTTCATCGATAAGTAGCAACTACTTTAATATCCCGAAGCATACACAGTTCATCGGCCGATGCGGCAACAAGACATATAATCTAATTACAGATAAAGCATATAACGCTGTACGAAGCACAAGCAACGATTCTGCTTATACTGTTACAGATGTTGATCTATACGAAGGCCGTATGATTACCGAGACTTTATCGTCTGATCAAACAACACTCTCTAATGCGAATATCGACACAAGATCACTTATTGTTACAGTCAACGGCGATGTCTATACATATCGTGCTGATATCTTCGGGATCTCAGCAACTGATAAAGTGTTCTATATACAGCCAGAGAATGACGGAAATTATAGCGTACAATTCGGCAAGAATAAGTTCGGCTCTGAGCCAACGATCACTGACTCTATCATAGCGACATATAGAGTAACTGCAGGACCTTCTGCGAACGGGATTTCAAGTCTGACTAGCGGGGGATTTGGCGGCGCGTCATCGATCACTATATCTTTGAATGCGATAACAAGTGGCGGCGCCTTCGCTGAAGATATCGACTCTATTCGAACTTTTGCGCCGAAAGCATTGCAAGTACAAGAGAGAGCAGTAACGAAACGAGACTATGAAACTCTGCTTCGTGCTAGATTTCCGAACATTCAAGCGATTAGTGTGTATGGCGGTGATGAAGTAGATCCCCCACAATTCGGAAAAGTTATCATCTCAGTCGATGTTACTGGGGGTGAAGGCGCTGCTGATTACGAGATCACGAACTTCAAAGAGTATCTAAGTGATAAGACTCCGCTTACTATTGAGCCAATATTTCTACCGGCTAAGTTTATGTATGTTGATGTTAGTGTAGCAGTAGCTTATGATAACAACTCAACGAATAAATCAGCGGCTCAGTTACAGATAGAAGTAGCGAATGCTATTACGGCTTTTCAAGATACTAATCTCAATGACTTCAATAAGACACTTCGTCAATCTAAGCTTGGAGCCTATCTTGATGCTCTAGATATATCGATTGTTAGTAGTGACATTATAGCGAAGCCCATTATCGAATATGTCCCGGCTCTAGATATAGCAAGTAGCCCATCGTTCACGTTTGAGACTGCGTTAGTACAGCCGTATGCATTTGATGCTACTACAGGATTCACATCGTTTGTCTCTGCTCTGAGAAGCTCGCAGTTCACAGTAGATAGCACGCCCGTGATTATACAAGATGACGGTATTGGCAATTTAATGCTTGTTACAGATAACAGTGATGTTCCTACTGTGTTTAAATCATCTGTCGGCACTATAAACTATACTACCGGCGCTGTAAGATTAATCAACTTGAATGTGAGTTCTTACGTAGGAAAGGCTATCAAGTTCACTGTAAGCAGTGTTAATAAAGATGTCAAGCCACCTAAAGATCGTATCATTACGATTAGAGCAGAAGATGTCACAGTAACAGCAACACCATTGGTAGTCTAATATATGAGTCTTACAATAAATGATAACATCTACTCAGATATAGCTTCTCAGTTTCCTAGTATATATCGGGAAGAGGGCAGCTTTCTTGTAGACTTTATTACAGCATACTACACACATTTTGATGCGACGAATGATAGAGATATTCCTAAGCTAAAAGATATCGATACTACGTTGACAACTTTTCTTGTTTACTATAAGAAGAAGTATCTTGCTGATTTGCCTATCGATACTGTTGTCGATACTCGTTTCATTATAAAGCATATCTCTGACTTATACAAGAGAAAGGGTTCTGAGGAGTCTCTGAGACTTCTATTCAGACTATTCTTTGATGAAGATATCGACGTATTCTATCCTAGCACAGCAATATTAAAGCCGTCTGATTCTGTATTCGGTGGCGATACGTATCTTGAGATGTTGCCTGTATATACGATAGACAACTATCCTATACAGAAAGGCGATAAGCTAACTGGTAATGTATCGCTTGCTTCAGCATTTGTTGACGAGATAATCTTCGTTAACTTCTCGGGCGCACTATCGCCTATTATATATCTCTCAAACATATCCGGCAGCTTTATATCAGATGACGGTCTTACAAGAACAAGAGCTACTGTAGATTCATTGATCGGTAAGCTAATTCAAGGCAGCTTGAGTTCTATATCTGTTAGTCGTCTGGGTAGACAGCCTGATCAGAAGATAGGCGATAAAGTAAAAGTCGTATCTACTCAGTCTGGTATTGATGCATCAGCATTTGTTACTGCTACGTCTACAGCAGAGACTGGATCTATAAACTACGAGATCACTGATGGCGGATTTGGCTATGCTGATCCCGTAACATCTTCTGCCTCAAACGATGTCGGTATCAGTAATCAAGTATTGATTGTCAAGTCTGATAATACTCAAGCGATTAAGACTGGCGATATAATCAACGCTTATGGAACGAATATCGTAACTACAGCTACTGGTGCTACAGCAGTCGCAAGCGGAATGAAAGGTTCTGCTGTCGTCATTGCTTATGTACATCCTTTGTTGTATATCAAGACAATGAATAATGCTGATAGAATTGTCGAGCTGGCTAAGACATATACAGGCAACGATAATAATATTCTTCTCACTGAGTTGAATAGAGCTGTTCTTGGATCAGATCCTATATTGAGCGAAGTTAGTAAGATATATAAGAGCACACTTACAATCGACGGCGTATATAGCGCAAGAAAGATTGGTGACATTGATGCCGACACGAACATAGATAACGATGACTTCTTAGCATTGACTGAATATATGCTCTATGCAGCAGGATCATCGTACAACGCAGGAGTACTTACTGCGAGTAAGATAGAATTCATCGAATCAGTTCTGTTACCTCAACAAGGAGTCTATGACGACTTCGTTACATTGACTTCAGGTACACAGTCTCAGTTCATTGTTAATCACGATCCGAGTAAGACAGTAACTTTCTTAACCACCTCTGCATACAATGTATCATCTAGCTATACACTATCTTCGATTACTAACAGTGAAACTGTGACACTAATCACAGATCAAGTTGGGGACTTTGAGTCAGTAGTATTGAATGCAGGTACTATAGGTAATGCAGGCGATAACTTCGGCGGGGATGATGACTATGGAATGAGTGGATCTGGTGCTGAGAATATAGGCACTACATTAGGTGACGCATTCACACCAATCACATTCACTATAGGCACAATCGACTCGCTTACATTAGTGCCTGGTGGCATAGACTACGAGAATGACGTATACTCCAATATAGAAAATTCTAGCATATTAAAGTTCAATAAGAAAGATATCATCTTTAACTTTCCAAGTACTGTTAATCTATCATTCAGTATTAACGACCAGATAACACAGGCAAGAAGAGTTGAAAATATAGCCAATGTCGATATTACGTCGATCATAGTATCAAATAGCACTGGTAATTATGCGAGTGAGCCTACTCTCACTCAATCCGAAGGTAATACGATAGCGTATACAGCAAAGGCTAAGTTCGTCAAGAGAGTAGGTAACGACTTCTACTTCCGTCAGTTAAGCTTTTATGACTTCGACGACTCTAAGCAGATTAACTTCAATGGATTACTCGTTGATGTGACTGGTAGTACTCGTGACGCAAACTCGCTTCCCATGGGCGGCAACGCTGTTATAAGTGGTCAAGCTAGTTATGGTACTGGTCAAATTAAAGACATTAAATTAGAGAACACCGGCTATAGATTCACTGACGGCGAGACAGTGAATATTGTGTGCGACGAGATAGGAAGCTCTTCTTACGGAAACGTAGTTGCGACTGCAAACGTGAGAGTACTAGGAACAGGATCTACTGAAGGAACATGGAAGACATCATCATCTTTCATAAGCGACAAAAATAAGAGAATACACGATAACGATTACTACCAAGAATACTCGTATGACATATCTTCTTCAGTACAGCAGAATAGATACGAAGGACTTATTAAAGAGACTATAGGCGTAGCAGGAACAAAACTCTTTAGCTCTTCTCTTGTAAGTGCAGTAAACAACTTCGATGTCGAGTTAGATGCTAGTATGGAATCATTCTATGTTAAGCCATTCATATTTGAAACGCAGTCTAGTCCAGTATTCTTGGGTGCGCCCAATGCTTCTGGCGTAAATTCATATGGCTCAAATGTTGCCATAGCAAGCACTACTGGAGACATCACCTTTGATGCATTTAACCTTATCGGCGATGGCACAGTATATGCTCATGCCCTTGTAGGCGCATTAGCTGTTGGTGGAGGAAATGGCACTATAACAGGTTACACTGGAGCAGTACTAAGCGGAGTTGCTATTAGTGGTACCTCTGGACAATTTACGTGTGATGCAACCACACTCACTGTAAACCAAATAATCAGTGTGACAGGTACATTTGACGGAACTTCAGGTAATGGAGCATTGGGAGGTGAAGCAGGCATATATAAAGTATCCTCTGTTACAGGAACCGCTTCTAACGTCACGGAATTCACTCTAGTCGAGGCTAGAAATGCTATAGCAGGCCAATGGACAGCATCAACTTATGATGTGTCTCTAGTAACTGCCACAGGAAACACTGACGGGCTAACATTTGAGAGCGGTAAGTTATATTGGGGCGGTTCTGCTGTGTTTGACGGTAGTGGTCATCAGACAGGCATTAAGTTGTATGACATCCTTGATTTTACTACAACACTGACAACCACTACCGGAACAACAACCGGCATAACGTATATTCCTGTAGGAAGTAGACAAAATCCTTTTGAGACAACTGTCGATGATGTGTTATTAGCTGGAGACGTACTTTCTCCAAACTCCACGCTCAAGACTAGATTCATGAGTAAAGTTGAGCTTGATTCTGCGTATGAGATTGGCGTTACAGATAATGCATCTATAAGCACCAGAAAATCTGCTGCGGATAATGAGTCTGCAAGCGAAGTGCTTATACCTTATCCAGTTCTTACTGCATATGATATATCGAATAAGTATAACACTATAGTTGGTACCACTCGCTTCAAAGACGACTCACACGAGGGTACCGAGGTACTTGAAGATAAAGTTTACATCAATCTATCTTCTAGAAATAATTGGATTGGATATGATACTCTTGCTGTTAATATCAGTAGTAGAGATCAAACTTCTGGATTCAGATTTGCTATTGAAGCGACTGATGGCATAACAACTGCTAGGTCTGCCACAATTACTCTTCCTGCTTACAGTTCTACTAATCCCGAACAAGCTTTGTCCGCATCAATAGACATCAAAAATACACAGATAAATAGAAGTAATATAACTATGGTCGCTCTGGTCTTTATACTTGATCCTTCAACACTTGACACTAGCGGCGAGACGTTTCCTAATGCCTATTTCCAATGGAAAATATGGTCAGAGGGCGCTCCTATAGTTGGAGAACTTCCAGCATACATTGAAACAGTGAGTTAAGGAAAGAATATGTCTACACTTATATTTACTACCGACCATGATCCCTTTCCGGCTAAAGCTGGAGATAACTTGGTGAATAATGGTAGTACAGCCAGAACATTTTCTGATAGTAGAAGTATATCTGGCGATGTCAGTAAAACGTATACAATAAGCTATCTGGGAGGCAATGGTGTCGTAGATAGTCCTCAAGATGTGACTGCGCCTATATCATATGTACCAGGAACAAATCTCACTGGAGTTTCTATTAGTGGTACCACTGGACAATTTACTTGTTCAGCCGCGACACTTAAGGTAGGCGACATAGTAACGATTAGCGGCACATTTGGTGGCTCAGGATCGATCAATAACTATTCTCCTGGCATAGGGCTAGTGAATGCAGTCACAGGCACCTCGCCTAACGTAACAGGCTTTACGCTAACTACATCAGCAGGCTCTGCACTAACGACCACAGCAGGCACTCCAACAGGACTGACCTATGGAGTGCAACATTCATCTCCCGAGACATTAAGCGTTTTACTTTCACATGCGGTAGGCATCACATCTAATGGTGTGCTGATAATGCCACCATTTACTAGAGACATTGGCTTGTTTGGAAGTAGTCCAGTAGCCAATGCTCCTTTAGGATTCAACTGGGACGTAGTACATAAAAACGAAGACTTTAACCTAGATCCGTGTGATGCCAAGCCCATAGATAATAGCGATACTAGCACAGATATATACACGTATAGATCTGGTAAGTTCTTGTCTTCTGGATGGGATAGCGTATTCACAGCCAGCTCGACATATTATACTTCTGGTCTAACTCATGCAGATGGGCACTCTAAGATTGTTGGTATATCCTTTGATGGTTATCCAATATATGGACCTAAAGGATATGCGACACCTACTGTTAAGGGATCTGTTGTTTCTATGACAAGCTCTTATGTACTGAAGACTCAGGTCTCATCTGGTAGAGTGTTTAGCTTTGCACAGCAGAGTAATGGATCCTTTATACAAGACTATGAATATGTGGCTAATCTAGGATCTTTAGACGAGCATAACGGAAGATATTGTGTTACTCCAGATTATCCCAACGGAACATACGCATACTTTATCAGCACAAAAGGTGACGGAAGTCCTAGTTATCCTTACATAATTGGACCAACAACGAAAGCACAGAGAACAGTAGCGATTACCTAATAAGAGATTAAAAATGGCAAAAGTAATAACAGAAAATTTTAGGATTGAGAACACGAACGAGCTGTTTACTTCGTTCAAGAATCTCAATGCTTCTTTGGGAGAAAACTTCACCACGCTCTTGGGCAGCTACAATACCTCAGCTAGCCTAGGATTAGGTGCTGATGATACGACTGCGATCAGAGGATTCGTTGACGACCAGTTAAATGCTCTTAGACCAGAAGCAAACTATTACATAATGGCATCGTCAATTGATAAGACAGCCGGCATAGTCAATACGCAAAAAGAGAAGCGAGACTTTCAGAGACGGGTGGTGTTTGGAAATAAAGTCGATGTCGCAGACGTTAGATATATGTTCTACGAGAATAGCTGGACGACAGGTACCATATACGACGATTATGATGATGTGCAAGATATCGCAGTCGCCAATAGTATAGTGACTGTAAAGGACGATCAAGGAAATTATTATATCTATAAGTGTTTAGATAATAATAACGGCACTGCATCAACCGTTCAGCCTACATTCTCTAATATAGATTTAACAACATATATCTCTATCACTAGCAGTGACGGATACGTATGGAAATATCTTTTCACTGTATCTGACTCTGATGCATTGGTATACAAGACTGTTGATAGTTTACCTTTGCCTTATCCAGATTATGGAAACACTGACGTTATCTCTTCTGCTAAAGAAGAAATCTCTCAGATAATAGTAGAGCAAACTCCATCTGCACAATTTAACCAGTTCTTATTTGGACAAGCAACGGGTGCGGAAAATGGATCAGATGTAACTCTGGTATCAGAGGTTGCAAGAACTGATGGTAGATTTAAAGATGTCGTCGTTAGTATAACTCCTAAAACTGGTCGAATTCTAGCTCAGGCTAGTAATGCGTATAAGGGAATGTATTTAAGGTCTTCTAACGGAAAATTATATGATGTGGTCACATCAAGTACTCCGTCAGCCGATACGATAAGTGTTGCATTAGAGACTACAGACACAATTCAGGGCGCAGGAGCTACAGGCAAACAGTGTCAGCTAGTTATCAAAATAAACGTTAGCAATAGCGATCTTTCAGGAACTCCTTGTTTGGCATACGGAATCATAGATGCGTTAGGTACATTATCTAAGGTAGCATTCGCTGAAAGAGGATCAAACTATAAATTCGCTAGTGCCGAGGTGATTTATCCTGAAATCATAACTGTTCCTGGACTCACTGCTCTAAGGGCAGTAGTGTCGCCTACTGGCGGCCATGGATTTAATCCCATATCAGAAATGGCCATGAGTAGACTTGCTATACTCACAGACTTTAACGGTGAGTCTACTACAGTGCCAGATTCTAACTATTACACTAAGGTTGGACTTATAAAAAATCCTACATTTATAAACAGCTCCACTCCTACTTCTTTTGATAATAGAGCATCGTTAACGTTCGTAGGGCTATCAAAGGCTACCAGCTATCCTGTAAATCACTTTGTCACACAACACATTCAGCCTGTAGACGTTAGGGATTTACAAGACTCAGAAGAGTATATCATAACCGATCTTGGCGTAAACTCTGCCGACGGAGTTCTTCCTACAACATTGGCTATGACACTAGCCGACTGGACAGCATTAGGATGGACTACTGGATATTCTGGAGACTCTGTGCCATCACTTGGAAGTAAGTTCACTTCAAGTGGGACTTCTGCATGGAAAGCATCAAATGTTACCAAACGAGGCAAGGTATCCAAGGCTATATCAACTCTCACCGGTGCTTCAGGAGAAGAGACTGTTGTCGCCAGAATACACGAATCCCTCTTAGGAGGAGGAACGTTAAATAGTGTCGCTATTAGTGGTACCTCTGGACAATTTACTTGTGCGGCCGCGACACTTAAGGTAGGAGATAGAGTTCTTGTTGACGGTACGTTCACTGGCACAGGATCGATCACGGGACACACGTCAGGCACTAGATATCTAGTGAGTGCTGTTACAGGCACCTCACCTAGCGTAACGGGCTTTACTGTAACAGCAACAGGTGGTGGCGCAATAGTGACTGTAGAGGGCAACACAGTTGGCGCAACATTTACCTCTGAGAGCGACACTGTAGTTAGGTTAGTTGACTATAAGGGTAACTTCAAGAGCAAGCTACATATTGGACCTATACAGATTAGGTCCACACTTACAGCAGCCAATGTCAGTACGGATAGTATAAATACAACTGACACCATAACTTATGGATCATATAACGAATTTAGTGGAGAGCTTCTTCACTTCATGGACTTTGATCCTATAGAAAGAACTGCGACTCGTAAAGAGAAGATAAAGTTCATATTTGACTTTTAAGGAAAGAGTAATCCATGGGCATCAATACAGATTTAAAGGTTTCTCCATACTACGACGATTTTGACGAGACTAAGCAATTCAATAGAGTATTGTTTAAACCGGCAAAAGCGGTACAGGCTAGAGAGCTAACTCAACTTCAGACTATTCTTCAGAAGCAGGTCGAGAGGTTTGGATCAAATATCTATAAAGAAGGAACCATCATTAGCGGCATTAACTTAACTGCTCGTGATGATTTGAATTATATCAAGCTAAATGATCAGGCTGGCTTTTCAGATCCCACTCTGTTTGACGAGATAATAAACAACGAGACTGGCGTTAAGACCACTTTCACTGTTACTGGACAGACCTCTGGAATACAAGCCGAGATAGTTAAGGGTCAGAATGGCTTCCAAACTCAAGATCCAAATCTGAAGACTTTCTTTATAAACTATAGAAACACTGCACTGGATTCTACGACCGCCGGTGATGTGAAAGAGTTTATACAAGGCGAAATTCTAGACATTAAAAACTCTAGTGGAGAAACTGTACAGAGTGTTACTGTTAATACAGGCGCAGGACATGCAGGCAAATCTTTTGGCATATCATGTGAAGAAGGCGTAATATATCAAAAAGGTCACTTCATATTTGTAGACAACCAGTTTATAGTTGTATCGAAGTACACTAATACGCCTGGAACAAGTTCAGTCGGTTTCACTGTAAGCGAAAATCTAATCAACTCTAGTGCAGATACTAGCCTATTAGACAATGCTTCAGGATTTAACAACGAGAATGCTCCAGGTGCAGACAGACTTCAACTAGTGCCGACATTGGTATCTTATCCAACAGCGTCAGAGCCTACAGAATTCTTCGCTCTTATTCGATATGTAGATGGTAAGCCAACTAGAATACGAAGCACAACAGAATTCAATTCTATCACGACAGAATTGGCAAGAAGAACTTATGAAGAATCTGGCAACTATGTTACAAATGGACTAGACACGTCTCTAGAACAGATTGGATCTACATCGTATGCTGTAGTTTCTCCAGGTAAAGCCTACGTATTCGGAAGAGAGATAGGTAATGTTTCTTCTAAAAAGCTTGCTATTTCTCCAACAACAACAACACAGACTAAAACAAATCAGTACACTGGCATAGGATATGGTCAATATTTAGAGTTCGATTCATCTGATGCTCAAGTATTGCATAATTTCAATCTTGACGGAACTAGGTATAGACTGATAGATGGTAGTGGTACGATTGCGACTTGCTCAGTATCTAACGTCACGCCAGGTAACGTATATGGCGTGGCCGATATTTACGCTAAAGGTCGAATATATATTTACGGCGTAGTAACCGTTGCAGGTAAGGAGAATCTTCTTCCTACACAGATAGGACAACTGGGGTCTGACGCTGGTCTCACGACTGTAATCGCTACTGGCGGATTTAAGTTCTTTGATCCAAATAGAGCTAGAAGAATATTTGATGCTGGTAAATCTAGTATGACCAGCATCACTAATGTGAATTTGGTTGAAAGACGAACAATCACTTCAACTGCTACTAGTGATAGTAGCCATGATGTTGTCACTATAGCCGCAACTGCAAACGAATTTCCTCAGATAGATAATATATTTGCTATAGCATCTAACGCAATACTCAAGCCAGCCCTTGCGCCTACTATAGACGGCAATGGAACAGTGACTATCAAGTTCACCAATAACGCTTTAGACGACAACTCTATAATCTACTATGATGCCATAGTAACCAATACTACACAAGATTCGTTAGCAGAGCAAGACGTGTTTGTTAAATCCACTCTAAATCAGGGCACAGGAATTGCGAATATTGGTCTACCTAATGCAATACAGTTAATCTCTGTCACAGATAACACTGGTGGAGATGATCCTAAGGACGTTACAGGTAAGTTTAGATTAGTAAATAATCAAAAAGACACTTTCTACGATCTATCATACATTAAGCTGAAGTCTGGAGAGAGCATATCTAGCACTAGATCAGCTCTAACTATAAATGTTAAGGTTCTTTCTAGAACAACACCAAGTGCTGGTGGATATTTAACAGTAGACAGTTACGCTGGCGTTACCAGTAAGAATTTGGTTAGAAAGTTTACAGCTAAGGACGGTATAGATTATAGTCCGTTGAACTGCTATGACTTTAGACCATACGCAACACCTAAAGTAGGATATGCACAACAAGCAGGTGGTGCCGGATCAGCAACTACATTAGACGCAGTAACGTTTAGTAACGGTATAGCTATTGGAGTAGATAGCGTAATCTCTGCTACGCACGAGTACTACTTATCAAGAGTAGATCGAATCATTGTTGATGAATATTCGAACATAAGCATCTTGAAAGGAACAGAGAGTGAAAATCCTAGCGCACCAAACACTGACGATAAGTTTGCATTAACTACTATCTTTGTTCCTGGTAACGTAACTAGAATTACTGGCGAAGATAGAATACAGATTAAGGATATCTCTGTAAACAATTATACTATGAAAGATATCGGTAAACTTGAACAAAAAGTTGACAGCATGGTAAATTTGGTCAGCTTAAGTTTACTTGAGCAAGACACTAAAAGTCTTCTGATCAAAGGTGCTGATGGCACCGACAGGTTCAAGAACGGAATCTTAGCAGACTCCTTTAATGATTTATTACTCGGCGAAGTTATTGATCCTGAGTTTAAAGCTTCGCTAGATAAGTCTAGAACAATCGTAAGTCCTGCAGTGAAGCAGTTCCCAATCGATTTGACGTATCTATCTGGCAGCACAGCAAATCAGTGGAAAAACGTAGCCACTATAGCAGTGAGTAGTGCCGATGGCGTATCAGTAATCAGTCAACCATATGCGACAAGCTTCAGAAACTGTGTTTCTAACTTCTACAATTATGCTGGCAAAGCATTCATTTCACCCCCATTTGATTCTGGCTATGATGTGATTCAGAATCCAGCTATAGATTTTGAAATCGATATAGCTGGTCCTATACTGGATCTAGTTGACAATCTTCAAGAAATTATGCCATTAACAAAAGAAGATGTTGAGGTATTAGATAGTCGAAACTTTACTGAAAATCGCCGACGATTTAATGAGCAAAATCAGCGAGTAACAACATCTACTTTGACCAGTAGCACTAATAGCTTTACCACTGGTGTTGGTAACTTCGTGACAGATATAAACATGAAGCCTTATGTCAGATCCAAAGAAGTTAAAATATTCATAGGTGGATTAAGACCTAGCACACGACACTACTTCTACTTTCAGCAAATAGACATAGCGTCTCATGTATACCCTGGTATGATATCATCGACTAGCGATGACGTTAACGATGTACAGATTAATGGTGTAAAAGGAGCTGCGGTTAGAACTGACGCTAATGGAACATTGACAGCGGTTTTCAAAATACCAGAAGGCACATTCTTTGTCGGAGAAAACATATTAGAGGTTTCGGATGTTGATACATACACTTCTATAGGCTCTGCTAAGACTTCATATGCTCGTGCATCTTATAGAGCATACAACTTTAATGTCAATAAATCTGCTCTTAATGTGAATACCAGAACTGTAGATTTTGACACAGACATTGATATCACTGAAAGACTTGTACGAAGAAGAATAGCTGGCGATCCTATAGCCCAGACATTTAAGGTACAATCTTCAACTACAAACGACTCTAATATCGCTTTGATAAAAGAGGTAGATGTTTTCTTTAAGTCTAAGAGCTTGACCACTGGCATTACTCTAGAGATACGTGAAGTGTCAAATGGATATCCTTCTGCTAATGTTGTGGCTTTCGGAAGAAAGCATCTTCGTAGTGCAGACGTATTCGTTTCAGATACTGCTGCTACAAAGACCACGTTCACATTCGAAGATCCCGTAAGACTGAATGTAGAATCTGAGTACTGCTTCGTATTGTTACCTGATGCAAACTCTCCAGACTACCTAATATGGACGAGTAAAGTTGGTGGAACGGATGTTACATTAAATCAGGCTGTGACTAGTGATTGGGGCGATGGAGTTCTATTCACTTCTACTAATGATAGTGCATGGAAATCTTATCAAGACGAAGATATCAAGTTTGACTTAAAGAGACACAATTTTCAAGACTCGACTCTAGTGACTAATCCTGTTACAGAAGAGTTTATAAATCTTGTTCCTAATAGTCCTGAGTTCTTGACAGTCAGAGATACAACTGGCCAGTTCGAGAATGATGAGCTTGCCTATGTAGTTAAGTCAACGGCATACAGCGGCTCAATATCTGGTACCACTAAACAGACTCTCACGATCACAGGAAGTACAGCGTTCACGTCTACTGATTATGTCTATATTGAATCGGGCACGAATAAGCTTCTATCTAAGATCACTGGAATAACTACTGGATCTAACACAGTGATAACTCTAGAGACTCCATATAGCGGTACAGGAACAACTGGCACAGCGTACATATGCTCTGCGGGTAGAGTGTCACACTACAATAAGAATCGACCTACAAGTCTATTCTTAAACGCAAGTTCTGCTAGACAGTCTAACTATTTCAACGACAATGCTCCTGTAGCTATAACGACCGTGTCTATTGGAAATACATACACAATCGTGAGCGTAGGATCAGACTCTAGCGTATGGAACGGCATAGGAGCAGGATCTACTCCGACAGTAGGACAAACCTTCGTAGCGACAGGTTCTGGAACAGGACTCGCGGGTGGTGGTACAGTTAGAAATAATAATCAGAAGATTATAGGATACAATACTGGTGCATTTTCGTACATATCAACAGTAGACGATGAGAATATTTCTTATTTTCAGCCTCAGATATATACAAGTAACTCTAATGTAACATCGACTGAATTAACATTGATGAACGGCGCTAGTATCGATAGACCAGTAGCGGCAAACGCCAATACGTATACTATAAACTCTGCAAGATCAATTAAGAGTGCTTCTAATAGAGCAGTAACAGACGCGGCTGAAGACTTTATAATTAAGGTATCTATGGGCAATAGTGGATACACTGCGGCATCACCGATCATAGATTTTGATCTATCAATGCTTAATGTATATAAGTATGACATAACAAATTCGGCAGCGACATCCTCGAATTGGATAACTAAAGAAGTTGTTCTTAAGGATGAACTATATGCGGATGATATGAAAGTGTTGTTGAGCGCATATAGACCTCCTGGCACTATAGTGGACGTGTATACTAGATATGTTTATCCGACTAATGTCGAGTCTCCTAGCGATTGGATTTTGCTGACAAATAAAGATGCACATTTATATTCTAATGTAGCTAACACTCGTGACTATAGACAGTTTGAATATGACCTGAATAGTGTTGACTCGACTAACTATATGTCTTTTCAGTTGAAGCTAGTCATGAGACATATGACCTCAGGAGAATTATCAGCAGCTGGAACTCCCAACGTTACTCCAGACATTAATTTGTTTCCACATGTATACGACTATAGAGCTATCGCACTAACATGATAACTCAACAGGAATATACACGAGAGTCTAGCGGTGGATTAGTAAACACTGATGCCACTGCTTATAGGGAGGCAGTCGCTCAAAAATCGAAAGATAAATACATCAAAGGTCTAGAAGCTAGATTGTGTAAGCTAGAGACCGCAATGACACTTCTACAAAACACAGTTAACGAGATGACGAAATGAGCACAAATAACATAGACGATATTGCTAACGGCACAACTTTCGGAGTTTGGAGAGATAGAACAAACGCATTAATCGACCATGCTAACAAAGGAGTCACACTGGGAGACAGTGAGACGAATGCGGGTAACATCAAGCTTAACGGAGACATAGTTCTAGAATCCGGTCATGAGATCACAGTCGATAATATTACTGCTCAAGGCTCTACAATAACTCTTGATAAGAATCTTCTGCTAGATGACGGTAATATTAGAATAGACGGATCTGCTGCAACATCTCTAACATTCTCTCTAGCCGGTGTGACCAAGTGGACACAACAAACTAGCGCAGACCATGGATACTTTGAGATTCTTGGGGGAACTAGATCACTTAGAATAAATAATAGTGGAACGGATGTTGGCAAAATCACTGGCGCCAATTTAAAAATAGATGACGCTCTATTGCCAGACACCATCACCTCTAACCTTACTGGCAATGTCACGGGTAACTTGACTGGCGATGTCACGGGTAACACATCAGGCTCTTCTGGATCATGCACAGGTAATGCAGCTACAGCCACAACACTAGCTACTAGCCGAACCATAGGCGGAGTAGCATTTAATGGTAGCGCGAGCATAAACTTACCGGGTGTTAACTCTACAGGTAACCAGAACACATCAGGCACGTCTAATGGTCTTACATCTGCCGCACTCAAAACTATATTAGAGTCCATTTATCCTGTAGGCGCTATTTACATAACTACGAAGGATGAGAATCCATACACAACCTTAAATGTTGGTACTAACTCCGCTAGTTGGAAAGCATTCGCACAAGGTAGAGCAATCGTAGGTGCAGACACTACGGGTATATCGATAACACAGGGCAGCCATGATGGCAGTGTTGCGACCTTTACTGTAGACGTAACTGGTCTAGCAAATGGTAAGCATCCTATGTCTATTGGCGATAAGGTGACCATATCGGGAATAACCGGATGGCAATATTATGATCCTAACTCCTCAAGTAGAACTATTACAGCTATAAGTAACGACACTATCACCTGTCCATTCTCTGAAGGTTCGGTGGAAACATATTCAGGATTCACAAATGCTGTTGCCATTCAGGAGCTATTTGCTGTAGGAGATAAGCGCGGGTACACCGGACACGAGTTAGCTCAAGATGAGATGAATCATAACCACAAATGGTATGATCATGGTCCAGGTAATAGTTGGAGCATCGACACAACAAACAATGCCGGTAGTAGTTCAAGTTATAATTCACAAGGAACATTGAGCGATATATCATCAGGAGAGCTTGAGTATGATTATCACACTCAAGAAAATAGACTTGCGAACTCGAATAATAGACCTGAAACTCACAACAACCTACAGCCATATATTGCGACTTACGTATGGAAAAGAGTTAGTTAATCTACGCACAGTATAAATAAAAGAATACTTACCACTCTAGGGATAAAGGTAAATGGCAAACAAAAAGTTTACAGAATTAGCATCGATTAACAGCACTACTATAGTAGCGACTGACGTTTTTGCTGTTACTGATATATCTGATAATCAGTCAAAGAAAATAACATTAGCTGACTTGAGCTCCTCTATACTGACCGCTGAAATATTCATTCAAAAGGCAGGCTTAATAGTAGGCGGATTAAACGCATATGATCCCGATGGCAATGGTTCGAACGGATTAAGAGCGACGACACTATTCGCTAACAGTGGATATAAAGCTGGATCATATTTTCTAGACTACAATAATTTTGTGAATAAGCCTCCTACCGTAGGCTCTTCTCCCAAGATCGTATCTGATCTAGGGGATCTGGCAAATAATTCAGGATTCATTAAGTACGACTCAACAGATGCTAAGTTAAGGTATACAACTAATAGTCTCACTATCACAAGTGATAATATTAACGAGGGTACGCTAAATAAGTTTTACAGTGCTGACCTTGTAAACGCATTGATTGAAGACTCATTCGCTAATTTGTTTAATACATATAGCGACTCATTCGATAACGGAGACGTTAGAGACAGCTTAAACGAAACTGCGGGACTCTTTGTCGATAACGGACAATCTAGTAAGATATTAATCTCCGACACATCTCTTGTTCCGAACTACTCAATTGGCGATTCAGTAAGAGTCTTCGGTGCGTCTATAGCAGAGGCTGTAGGATCTATACTCGACGCAACTAACTTGACAACTGCCGCAACCGCGAGTGGTTTTACTACTACTGGTCATGGTGCTGGTGATACTCAAGTTGTTATAAATTATAAAGTGTGTAAATTTGATACTATTACAGGCGTTATAGGATCAGCAAGTGCTGCTGTGCCTATTACAATTTCTAAGACAGGTGTGACTACTGGAAATGCTGATGTGTTATCGGCCTTCAATACAGACTACTTTATTAGATTAGCCTTTACTGGATCAGAAATTTCAGTTGCGAATAGAGGACTAGCGATATATCGACAAGTTGGAGGAGCAGGAGCATATAAACTACTCACTGTTCTTGGACCTAAAGAGTTTGGTCCGACAGGATCAAATCTATGGACAGACTATTATACCTTTGATTACACTAGTTGGTCAGGCAAAGATCCTTTAGATAACAGCTATAGTTCATCATATCCAATCACACACTTTCCTGTAACTCCACCGGCTACTGCACTTAGAGGTTGGGCTGATACGTCAATATCTTCTATCGATACCACAACCTCGACTAGCACTTTCACGATTAATCTTTCTACTGTACTTTATATGAATAGTGATAAGATAGTCTCTGTTACACACAATGATACCGCTGATATCGCAACTGCTATCAGCACAAAGGTTGCTGTTAATAAAAGAAATTTACAGCTAAATCCTAAGACTTATATTGTGACGACATTATCTCTTCCTGACAACTTCAGCTTAGCCGGTTCTCCTAATGTCACTAAGATATTAAGAATGCCATGGTCTGGTGGAGAATCTGGAACAACACACTCAAACATAATCAAGTCTGCAACAACTGTTAATGCAAAAAATATATCTATAGTTGGAGTAGACATAGACGGCAACGTTAGTAATCAGTTTATCTTTCCAGATAGTTCGTCACCTGAGACGAACTATCTTCTAAACTTTGGCACTCAGTCTCTAGGCGTTATTTTAGATCGATGCAGAATTAAGAATTCAGCAGGCGGAGGAGTATTTGCGACTTTTCCTGTGGAAATAAAAATCAATACCTGTGAGATCAGCAATGGATCTACTAGTGATAGATTTGCATATTCTCCACTAGTGATAGATTCTGGCACAAATACGCAAGTTATTGGCAATATAATGTCAAACTTCTCAGATAGTGTCAATGCTTCAGTAACAACTAGAGGTGTTATCACTAACAACATGATACGGAATTGCGGAAGTGGTCTGTATGTATATGGATCTACATTCCTTCTATCGTCTCCTAATGTGTTGACTGGCCCGGCTAACGAATTCTTACCTAATCCTGATATTCTTAATAGTGAGTTCGACTCGATAAATATTACATTGACTAATGGTCAGACATTCACTAGTCCAGATTTCAAGTATCAAGAGAACGGAGTAGACTTCGCACTAGATCAAACAGCAACCGGTGGTGTATCGGCAGAGATAATACACAAGGCATTCTACCTTCAGAAAAATTCTTCTGGCGTAGAAAGCCTATACGGTACAATCAAAAACGCAGCCGATTATAGCGCAGACAGCGCAACCGGTCTTAAGCATGGAGTTCGCTACACTATCATTGATCTAGGCGACACAGACTTTACTGAAGGCAACAATGCTGTAGTTAACTATATAGGGGCAGAGTTTATTTATGATGATGGCGACTCTGGTAATTTAGGTAGCGCACTATTCACTGGAACCGGCACAGTCTCTAGTGGAGCACAAGACGCTATAGTTCTTAGTAATAGGTCTATCGATCAATCTACTAAACCAGGCGAATTTGGATTCCAGATCACTAACACATTGTCAACAAAAATTAAAGATGCTGCTGGTCAATTCTCATTCGATACTCTGAAGGCAGCAAATGCTAATCACGTTGGAATGGGGTGGTCTTCTTCGTATCGAAATGAAGTCGCACTAGCTACGCTAGCCAATGGCCAATGGGAATCAAATGTCGCTGAAAATGTTGACGAGGCCAATAAAACCTTTAATGCAGCTAGTTCTGTGGACGCAACAGTAAAAGAATCTATAACTATCAGTAGTCATGGATATAGTATAGGCGATCAAGTAAAATATAAAAGTGGTGGCGGCACTGTTGTTGGTGGTTTAATCGACAACGCAGTTTACTTTGTATCTGGATGTGACTATGCTGTTGGAGAACTACGCCTGGCAGACACATACTTAAAGGCTCTCGGCACGACATTATCAACTGCTAATCTATCTATCAGCGGTACAGCAGGCCAATTCCTTGCTGCCAGTGGTATATCACTGAACATAGGCGATAGAGTCACGATCACAGGAGCGATCACTGGTGGCAATATTACAACTCCATCATACACTGCTGGACCACTTGTATGTAAAGTGTCTGCTGTAACAGGCAGTGAAGGCGCCAGAAGCGGATTCACTTTAGTACAAGAGAGTGGCCCAGGCACTGCATTGGTCACAGTGATAGGATCTGGAGCCGGTCTAGTTATAAAAAGACACGAGATACTAAACTTAACCGATGGTGTTGGAACATCTCACTCATTAAACAGAGCGGGTAATAACCCTAGATACTCTGTGGACGCAACTGGCATCAACAATAAATATTTACATATCGGTCAATTCGTCAAGTTGAGTAGTGGTCACACAGGCTTCAATACAGATACAGGCATTAAGTATGGTGTTATTCAGAATATCACTGGCACCGGAAATACGAGAAGAGTCTTCATAGACTTTATTGGGGGCGGCAGAATATTCATCAATGGACAACCTGGTGGAGGCACTAACGGCTTAGTAGCAGGCGGCTCTGGCGGAACAATAAATACAATCGATACTTTTGTGATGGCACAAGGTACGATAACTTAAGGAAGGAATATGTCAAGCATAACAAATGTAAACAATAACTCCAGTGTAGTAAATGTCGGTAGAACGACACCAGTATCTCCTGGTGCTCAAACGTCTGACAAATCTATTCCTGTAGTAGTAGCTACTGATCAGACTGCTATTCCTGTAGTCGAACAGAATAAGGTACAGTCCGAGGTTGCACTATCTCTCTTGGGCATACCCAGAGCAGAAGTTGCATTAGGTATATTTGCCGATGTTAACACATATGACGTTAATCCATCTGAGTGGTCAAGTAGTCCAGCGTATCACATAGGTAGCTCAACTGCCTCTGAGCAAGGACATGGCATTAAGCATCTTCCTACAGAAGCTGGTGCATTAGTAGAAGCACCTAGAAACAAAGTAGCAGTTCTTACGTCAAAAAGATTCTTTAGATATCAGCCAGGTCGCGTATCAGCAGCCACATTCGGTATAAAATCGACAGTCGGCACACAAGGCGCTGACGGCACAGAATATTCTCCTAATCCATCAATCAGAAAATTCGGAATATATGACAACTTCGATGGATATTTTTGGGAAACAAGAAACAATAGTCTGGGCGATAACTTCTCAGTAGTTCGTAGATCACAAGCACTTCTAAAATGTCCTAACACCACCTTTGGTATTGGCGGCACAACAACGTATAGAGGAGACTCAACTGACGGTACTGGTCCAACGCCTACTATTCCTACGACACAGATAGACGACTATAGAATTATAGGTAAAGGTAAGCCAGAATCTGGCGCATATACTGATGTTGTTCCTCAGTTATCATCGGATCGTAAGATTCTTGAAGATAATAGATTTACTATAATTACCACTGCCAATGCCGCATTACCCGCTAACTTCTACACTCTCTTAGACACTGAACTCAATAATACTGAAACCGAGGCAACACTAGAAGCAAAATGTCTTCGAGATGCTGATTACTGGATAGACTTCTTCTTACTAGATATGGAATGGGGTGGTTTAGCGCACACTAAGATAAACGGAACGAACTATGCGACAGCAATTCTGCCTGCTCCAGATACATATGAGAAAGTATTCTATCTGCATTTGAAGAACGCACTACTCGCATCTAGCAACGGATTCTCCAGTGCTGGTATCACCAAGCTCACTACTTTGATTGACTTACTTGTTGGTGCGGGCAATACCACGGGGAATGCTACTGCAACAGGGGCAGTTAGTTCTTCTAATGGTGGCGCATCTGGAATATTCAACAAAAGCACTGCTGGCGCAAACGTACATACAGCACTTATTACGGACTACGGTAACAAAAACAAGATCGATACGATCTTTGATGCCAAGAAACATTATTGGGCTTACCTAGTAACAACTAAAGATGCCGCCGGTGATGCTATTGTATATACCGTGGGGGTTGCTGGCCTGAGTAGTGGACTAGAAGCCGAAGACTTAAAGTACAAATGTCAACGTGACGTTGGTTACTTGATAGACGGCTATAAGAATGATATCGTAGGTGGCGGTGACGCAGAAACTGTTTACAATATGTCGATGTTCTTTAAAGCGTCTGGAATGTCAATCTACTCTCAGAGCATATCTGGATCATCTGGTGAAGCCGTAGCAGCTGGTACCGCTGGTGCGATACTATCTGAAAGAGAGCGATATACACATCTAAGAGCCAAAATATTAGCATCTCTTGATGATACTATATTCGGATATGTAAATGGCGCCGCTGACGGAGTTTACGATAAAGTAGAATCGCTATTAGATATGACGGTCGCTAATTTTATATCAGAACACTCAACTACGATGAGTTATGGCAGTAGAGGATATGCAGGCAACTTGGTTGCTATGCGCGATGGACTAATCGTCACACACGCCGCAGTATATGATCCTAGCTTATTGAAAGATGCGAATCCTATAGTAACTGTCATTGAAAGTGATAGTGATGATAAACTTAAGTTAACTAAGGGCCATGTGACATTCGGTCAAACTATAAAGTACGTCTCTGGAACCATAGGTGGTCTAACACCTGGCACATTATATAAAGTCGCTAGAGTATATGGACCTAAGGGAAATATCTTCAAGCTAATAAAGGCTGATCCAGCTTTAGCATCCACTGCCGTTGCAATTAGTGGCTCGAACACAGGCGTATTCGAACTTGTTGTTCCATTCATATTCCCTAAAGATTATGATAATAAAGTATATAATGCTGCATCATTCACATCTAATGTTTTAGGAGTAAGTGTTGACTCGGTCTCAGGCATAGATATTCCAGCTGGTCCTGTTTTCCCATATGCATATTCTTCTACAGATGACTTGACTTCTGATGACTCAACAAATAAGACTATAGGGTTTATCAATACGGCACGTGATCTCTCTGTGCCTGCACAGTTTGAATTCTTCAGAACTGAGATGGACAGCATTAACTTTTATCCTGAATATATCAACTGGATTAAGAATAATGTTAAGCCTGAATACTGGGGCGTTTACGACTATCGTGTTCCTAGATCAAGATTTAGCCATGATGTGCTAAACGGAATAGCTGCATCATCAGCCCTTGCAAAAAATAGAGTATATAGTGACTTGGCGACTGCACCAGATGGTACAGTAGCTAGACCAGGTAAAGGATATGCTGCCACTGTAGGCGGAGTTGTCGAGAAACAGTCAAGCGAATACAACTTCGACTTCACTAAAGTAACAATGCTTAAGATTGAGTTCTCTTGGTACGGTGCGGTAGGTGCATTGTTCCTAGCATATGTTCCAGTTGCTAACGGCGAAGCACGATGGGTACGAGTACATCATCTAAGAGCTTCTAATCAGTTAAAAATTGCATCTCTTGGTAACGCAACATTACCTATCACGTATACCACATATGGTGGCGGTGAATCTGCTGCCACTACTGTTGGTCGAACATCAGGCACTAGAACTCTTACTCTAGGCGATGGCGAAACTAATGTTGATAAGGGATACGGATCTTCATCGAACCATATTGTTAAGTACGGTGCTTCATACTACATCGATGGTGGCGATAGAGGTACAGTAAGACTCTATAGTCATAATAATGATAGTTCAGTATCAGCATACGGTAGAAAGTTCACAGGCGATGGCGACTGGTCAAACGAGTCAGAATATAATGCCGCGGACACTCTGACTACAATAAGTAGCGCCAATAACGAGACATTGGCATCAATCGATTGTGCGCTCGCAGATACAGACACACTAGTTGCATCATCCGCAACTCAAATAAATCCTAGATTCTTCATGGGCGCTAAATTACTAACTAATAATCCAGTGGATCAGAATGTTAAAGTAATATGGGCAGATGAAACTAAAGTCTATCTATCTTCTGTGCCTCTAGGTGCACCATCAGCATTGATTGCAGATAGAGCAGCCAACGTATTCGGCATTCAAACTAAGAAGACTATACTAAGCACTCAAGAAGGTAACGCAGTAAGAAACAGAGTTCAAGTATATCCTACTAAACTGTCTGCTTCAAACACAGCAACCGATGCCACTCCTGTTAGACTTAGATTCAGAAAAACACCTAAGTTTCAATATTCTTGCGAGACTACTGGTAAAGTATCGATTGACACTGCTGACTATACAGTAACCACTGCAAACATTGCTATACCTCTAGTGAAGAATGTTAGTGTAACAGGTCTAAGTGCCACAGCGTTTGCTACTTCAGATACAGTGACAGCTACTGCTCATCCATTCGAAACTGGTCAACCAGTTAAGTATAGCAAGGGCAGTGCTGGTAATACAGAAGTAGGCGGACTAGATGATAACGTGGTATACTATGTAAACAAAACTGGCGCAAATTCGCTGAAGCTTTACACCACGGAAGCACTCGCCCTATTGGGTGGCACTGCGATCGACCTAACATCAGGCGGTAGTGGTACGGATCACGCACTACTAGCACCAACTGGAGATTACATAGCAGACGGTAAGAGTGTGTATGGTTGGTTTAGAGGTAAAGTAGGAAACGATAAAGTTACTGTATTCGGTAGACTTTATAGAGTTGCTACTAACTACTTCTTTGAAGTGTTAGAGTCATATAACGGCACTATAACATTGTTTAAAGGACAGAGATTCTTACCTGATCTAAACTTCAGAGCTACAGGCGAGCAACAGCCATTGACCATTGATGAAGCGGTCAACTATACAGAGAAAGAAGGGCTAAGTTCAGTCAATATCGCTCCTAGAACTATTGTTCCTATTCCAGGAACAGGGGTAAACGTAGCGACTATATACTTACAGCCTGGAACAGAACAGATTGATCTTGCTACATATTTCGACTATAATAAAGAATACCTATCATTCCCATTAACGAATGAAGCTGATACTCTTTACTTTTCAGTCGATTCTGATCAACCCGCAACGTTCGCTGGCAGAGATGAAATAAGTCTGGGTGTAACTTGGGAAGAACAATAGCATATGTCGAAGCAAATAAAGATCGGGCTGGATAAACTTCCAGCTCCGCTCACAAAGCAGTACACGCAACTTATCGATCTAGAAGGATTGCCTTTACGGGATGCCGCAGGCAATCCTCTGGTAAGCGAAGGTAGCGGATCTCTAGGGATATTTAACTCTGCACAAAACGCTTTATCCACATACGTCAACGCCGAGAAGGAAACTGCACTCCCTATAGCAGAGCAGTTTCCTGAAGTATCTGCTGTAAGTAACTCATTATTAGGTGTGCCTAGGGCCGAAGAGCAACTAAGTCTATTCTCAGATGTTGCTACATATGGTCTAGATGAGGACGCTTGGAATCAATACACATTTACGCAGACTAGTAATATTCCGCCTGAGTGGTACAAAAAGAAGCACCCAATCTACGGCAGAAGAGAGAATCCAAGCTTTAACGAAGGTTCTGAAGAACAAGCATTATATCTACGAAACTTCTCTACGCAGTACAGCTTTCCTACAGGAACTATAGCCAGCAGAAAAACAGAGCCGACTCCCGCGTTTAGAAAATATATAAACTTTATTCTTATGGGTAAGTATCTCTATAGTATATTTAACTTTTATCCCTCTACGCAAGTCTTTGCAAAAAAATACCTTCTAGACAATGATGTATATTTTTTAACACCCGACAACGAGACAGACGAGAACCCAATATCATTCGATACAGTATCAAGGGTCTTTGATGGACAGCAAGACTTTCACGATGTTGGATATGGTAACTATAACGGCACTGGAGTACTGACTAATGATATTCAGTCGGTGTTCGATAAAATCGAAGCATGGACATATCTATTTGGATTAATCCAAGACGGCACAGCTCAGTTTCCAAATCTTCCCGCAAACAATTCACAGAATATAACAGGAAGATTTGTTGATTCTGAACTATATAAAGCTATAAAGGTATTTTGTGTTCCAATTAACTGTGTTCCTGGTGGAATAAGCGATTCAGTAAAAATAGCAGTATTGGAGAGTAAGGATACGTTTAGATATCAACCAGGCAGAGTCAGTGGCTTTACCTTTGGCACTAGATTAGAGAATGACTCATCATCTAATGCTAACTTTCTTGAGTTCGGCGCATCTAACGACACAGACGAATATATGTTTCAGTTACGAGGCTCAGAGTTCAATATAGTTAGACGTAGTACCTTGCCTCTAGGGGGTGCTCTACTTGAACGACAAGGGCTACCCGCTACCGCTGAAACACTCACTAGACAGAAAGGATTAGGATCGTCAGAAAGTCTATACGAGACTATTATACCTAGATCGAGATTCAACGGAGATGCCTTGTCAGGTAATGGCAAATCTGGATACGTTTTGACGTTTGAAGATGTTACGATGTACAAGATAGAGTTCTCTTGGTATGGAGCAATTGGTGCAAAATTTTATGCATATGTTCCTATAGGTCCAGGAGAATGTCGCTGGGTTCTAATACACAGACTCGTAATTGAAAATGGCATGGGCAAGCCCGTGCTAAAGAATCCAGATCTAAAGTTTAAGTACATAGTATACTCTGGAGACTCGGGAGGTCTAACCAAGCCATCATTCCTATACAAATACGGAAGCAGCTATTATATTGATGGCGGAGACGAGGGCACTAACACCCTAACCACCATTTCCAGTAATAGCAAGTCATTTGCGTCTACAGGAACTCCTATTATAGGAGTAAAGCCTAAAAATGTGATATTCAACTCAGATATATCATACACTGGTGACGGCGTAACTAACTATAAAAAGATATATCCTTTGACTGTATCAGCTTCAAGCGATCAAGACTGTAGAATCGATATCGTGCAAGTTGCCGGCAGTCCTGATGGAGCACACTACTGTTATCAGCCATCTATACACAACGGAAAACATGGCCTATCGAGAGAGAATCTCACATTCAAATGGTCGTCCGACGGCACAAGTCTAACTCTGCAAAATGGTGCTACATTTAATGCATCGGACAAAAACGCAAAAGTTATAGGCGATGGCATATACGGAGTCTATGTAAATGGAGCGGTTGGTGAAGACGCATCTACTATTTACAGACGGAATATTGCTACAGGACCTTCTTATATATCATTAATCACTGGTGGTGCAGGTAGACTGGGCTCAGTTAAATCGTATACATCATATGACGGTCAGACTGTCACACAGACAATCAACGAGCCCACCTTCACTGGCAGACTGTCTAACTATCACGCAGTGGCCGCTTCAACTACTCCTATAAATGCGAGTAAGTTTAAGATACATTTTTTGAATCCTAGAGCGAAAGATGCCGCATCAACTAAGCACTTTGCAGAGTTTGCAGTGGGTGTAACTCCACATAAGCCTAAGCTCGTTAACGCTGCCGGAGTAGATAGACTTAAGTTTGAGATAGACGCAGCCACTGAGTCTACGTCTGCTATTGACCAAGACTTCGATCTATATGAATATCCATATGTGGAGTACGCACATAATCAGGTCAGATATTGGATTCGTGATAATTCTGACGCATATGAAGATGACATAGGCTATGGGGATCAAATGTCAGTTGATCCTAGAATTCCAAATCCTGAAGGATCGGATTCTGGATACATATCTACAGTTCAGGGAACTGTAGACTCAATAGATTATATAGTAACCACTAGCACTAAGATAGACGATGCTAGTAGCGCATACGATAACAAATACAAAATAGAGTTTAACAACGATCCAAATCTTGGGACTACAGGTACTCCTACTGGCATTATTGTGCCCACAAACTTTGCAGAAGGAATATCTGAACTTGGTGTAAACGGCGCATCATTGGATCCTAGAGTATACTTTATCAGTGAGGTTACTCCTGCTGCTGGAGTTACTCCAGCATTTGCATATGTGTCTACTGCTGCTGCCGATTCTGCTGATCCTTTCGCATCTCTCAGTAGTTCTGGTGATGTACTTCAACCTTTTGTCTTTGAAACAACTATTGTAAGTGCTACGCAGACTGACGATAATTTCGTCACAATTGTAACGACAAATCCCCATGGACTTCCATACACTCGGCCAGATGGTCAAGTGTCGATTACTTTTAGCCTTACCGGCTTCGAGGATGGAATTGTCGAGATAAACGGTGTGGCGACCAGCAATTCCATAAACGACCCTGGTCAAGTATCGCCTTCGAATGTCATCATTGACAGCACCAGTTTCCGGATTGTAGAGCCCCACGCGACAGGTAGTACTGGTATTATAGGCAATACTTATCCTTCAGGATCAGCTAAACTTACTCAGACTAGATACGTCTTAGTATCCGCAGATACTCTGCCGATTACTATTCAGAGTAAAGTCTTAACACTTAGCGATGACTTTAAGGTTGAGGGATATGATAATCAAGATCCACCAGAGCGTATGTTTGGAAATAGAAGCTTTAGTAAAGTACAGGCACTTGCCTTTGATGACGCTCCTTTATACTTATTCTTTGCACTAAAGGACTACGCTAAAGTTAATAATATAAGTGTCGAAGAGATATATCCTACAGGCACAGTAGCGCACACACCTCAGTTTATAAAGGATGCATCCGCAGATAACTCCAGCCTCGATCTTGCGGTTTCCAGTGAGGGAGCAGTAGCGAGTAAATCTCCAGCATCATTCAATGAAGAGTCAAACCTATCTCCAACATTATTTGACTTGACAACATTGAATCCATTGAGACCAGGAAATAGAATATACTCATTCTACGCTGCTGCAGGTAAGCCTACACAATTAGATTTACAGAATATCTTCGGCGTAGATAGAAAGAAAATATCCAGAGGTCTGTATAATAATTTAGCTACATACTTCACAGCAACAAAACTTACTGCTGGTAACGGCAACATAGAAATGACGCTAACAGTTAAGGAACAATAATGGCAGTATTACGGGGTCTAAATTTATCTAGAAATCTAGGAGATGTGGACGATAAGGCCGCTGCTCTTATCAACTTAGGTCTCTCCGCTGGTGATATACAGTTAATATATAAACTGACCGATGCGAGTGGTGAAGACTTAGCGGTAACTGTTGATGATATACACACCTTATCAAATCTAAAGGTGGATCAAAAGAAAGACTTTTTTAGTATAAAAGAGTCCTCTGACGATGTAGGAAGAGAAATACAAAATATCAGTGATATAGCTGTTCCTCTCCAACATAATATGCGTATAAACAATCAGATTAACACTAACTCATTGAAGTACAATTATCTGAATCTTACCGCAGCCAACGCGGCTGCAGCCGATGCGATCAAGAAAGCAGACGTTTCTACTTCTAGAGTATCATCTTGGTCAGAGCTAAGTACCGGTAATATTTCATACTCTGGCGAACTGAAGGTCATAGGCGATAAGATAACTTTACTCGGCGCAGGAAAACTATCTACATCGACTGCACCTATACCAAGAACATTTAGAGCGGAGTCTCCTACACATAGAGTTACTGTCAAGATAAACGGCGCAGATAAAGACTTGGTAATGATGAAAGGTATTCCTTTAATATTTGAGGGATATTTTAAGAAGGCAGTTCTGAATGGTCGAGGTGTTAACACAGACGATAGATTTCGTGCCGCAGTTACTGCTGTAACTGATACTGCTAGTACAGATGGAAGAGGTGCACCTAACAACACTGTGCCGGTGACCTTTAGAATAACGAATTTGGACTCTGGAGGTCTTGTCTACAGTAGCGGAGATGACACCACATTGAATCCTGGATCTATAGGAAGTTCCGCAGACGTAGATTTTCCCGTATCATTCTCATTGTCTGACACACGCGATAGAAGTAGAAAAATCGAAGTATTCTACAATCCAGCTAAAATTTTGATGTTAGGACTAACTAATAAGAATATAAACACCTGGACTAATGTTTCTCTGCCTGCACTAAAGAACCTAGAACTAGATCAGAATGATCTATATGTTGTTCCTAGCTTCAGAAGTGTTGATGTGCCACAAGGTCTTAACGTAGCAACCAAGCCCCTCATCAAGGGAAACAAGTATGTTATTGTTGCACCAGGAAACACATCAGATACAATCTGGGGCAATGCTGGCGCAGAAGCGTATGTAGCAGGCACAGAATTTACGTATACTGGAGCGGCAACGAGTGGTACAGGCACAGTTAAGAAGTCTAAAATGGCTCCAGACGGTCTAGCTCCTGTAATGGAAGTGTTGAAGATTCCAGGAAATAATCTATCTAGAGCAAGAACACTTGATAATGAGGACATAACTGGCACGCATCAACTGAATAGTCTTCCTCTAACTATCAAAGAATTGGACTTTAGCGGATGCTTTGCAGACGACGATATAATAGACTTGATCGACTATACAGCTTTAAAAAAACTCGACTTCGATTCATTCTATGGATCTGGTAGTTATCGCTCAATGGTAGGAGGTGCTACCAATAGAGTCACTCCTAATGTATATGTTCCTGATGTAGCGGGCACAGGATTAGGTATAAAGTCATACAGAGTATGGCGAAATGATGTATATCAGAAGTTAGCGGAAGGAGTATATGCAAGCCAACGACTAGAGAATCTCGATTTATGGCAATCGACATCATCAGCAGGTTTAACTGGCGCAGAAAATATACGACTAGAGGACTTTAAGTTTACTGGTACATCTGGAACGTGTACATTTACAGCAATAGCAAACTGCTTAGAAGTAGGAGATGAGGTTCAGATTGTGGGCGCCCTTCCTAGCAACACTAATGATATTACATCTCCTGATCACACCAGCGGCACATACTATAAGATATCAGCGATAACGGTATCGGTAGATGGAGAAATTACAGGAGCTACACTACAGACACAGGCTCCTGCTAGTGGTACACTAAATACGGTCGCTTCAACAACAGCAATTGCGGCTACTGTATTCATAAGAGCATATTCTGACTTCATTCCTATTCCTAGAATAAATGTAGCATCTAGAAGCACATTAAAGACTATTAGACTCAATAGACAACGATTTAATGTATTGGACGTCAGAGACTGTACATCACTTACAAGCTACGAGCAAGCATATAGCGATTACATTGATAGTGGTAAATATACAGCAGCACAGAGATCGGTCGAGAGTAAGTTCAGTGGATGCAGCTCATTATCAACCATAAATTTTCTGGAGAGCGGCTCTATATCTGGTAGTATCACCACAGCGTTTGCCAGCCTTGCCAAGTTAAGCACATTGAGATTAAATAAAACGGGTGTTACTGGACAGATAACAGACGCAACATTCAACGGAACAACAGAGTTGAAGAATTTATATCTAGAGGGCTCCACTCTAGGAGTCGCCGGGCAAAGCTTTTTCAGCACAGACTGTTTTGAGAACACTAGCCTGATTAGACTTGATGTTCGAAACTCGGTTAACGTTACAGGATCTTTACCAAGTCTAACAACTCAAACGAATTTACAATATATATACCTATTAAACAATAGCATATCTGGAGGTTTGCCAGACTTCGCAGAAAACACAATTCTTCGTGATATCTATATCACTGGAAGAGTGGGCGGTAATTCTAGCGACTCTTTGCCTTCAGTAGTCGTTAAATCGGGCACCACAAACGGCACTTTCACTACAGCCAACATATTCTCAGTAGCACAGAACGATCTCATAACTGTGTCAGGAGATATATCAGGCTCAGCCACAATAACTGGATACACTAACCCTACAATATATAAAGTTAGTGCTGTGAATGGCAACAACTTCACACTCACAACAATTGGTGACGTAGCTATAGTGACTTCTTTCGGTGACGTAGGAGGTCTAGGCAGTCTAGGACTATCTTTCGACACAACACCCAGTACAGGATTGACTGGTGGAATACCTGGTACAGGATTTACTGTTCGAGGAACAACAAGTAGGGTAGACCTTTCAAATAACAGCTTAAGCGGCAGTATTCCAAACTTCTCGGGCGCTGCATATCGAACAATAAGGCTCAACTCGAACAACTTAAGTGGAGCCTTTCCAAATCTATCTTCAGCGTCATATCTGGAGTACTTTGAGGCTAAAGATAATAACATCTCAGGATATACAGCGGGCAGTTTAACTACTAACATTCGTTTGAAATCATTACTATTATCAAATAACAGTCTTACAGCCGCAGACGGTACAGTTATAATACAAGACCTCACTGACAACTGGACTCTCAGTCCGAGAAGAGGAGTGACTATTCAGCTAACTAATCAGAACGGTCTAACAGAGAACAGTCTAGCGACTGACGGCTCATCAGGCGACGAATCTACATATAATAAACTTCTCACCCTGAGGTCTAGGGGTTGGGTTATAAACTTAGATAGTTAGGAAAGAAAATGGCTCAAGGATTTGTAATACAAAACAACTTAGTAGAGAGTAGTCCCGCTAGTGCCGATGCTAGTGCGATCAACAATCTTGCTGGCGAAAAAACAACCAACGACTTTCTATTGTTTGACGGAAACAGTAAATTTATCAGTAGATTATATCGATATGAATTTAATGTGATAAATGCTACTGACCAGAATCCTAGTACACTGATCAATGATAGGTACACCGTTGTAGTAACGGCAGAAGGTAGAACAGCTTTCTCTAATGGCACATTGATAGCATTAGGAAGCGAATCATCATATACCCATGTTGTAATGAACAGTAACGGAGTAAACACCTTTCAGGTTAGACTATCTACTGATGTGTTGACAAAGGCGCCAGTAGACATCTCTGGGTACGATTATTTACAAAGAAGGGATGCTATAAGCAAAGATAATGTATCTTTTTTTAGTGTTTCGAGATTTGACACGATAGACAGCACATCGGTTGATGATTCATCTGTAGCTTCAAATACAGCGGATCTATATAACGTACATACCATCTCATCTATACTGTCATTTGCAAGAAACAATCTAACTCTCTTGCCGTATAAAAAGACTAGAGTGCCTTTAGGATATTTACCTAGTACGTTCGATAAGCCTGTTAAATTCTCGGGTGTAATAACCATAACAAACGACTCTGAAGTTACTCAAGGATCTACTAGTCCTGGCATATTCATGACTAGTCCTAGCAATGCCTCTGCCGCAGGTGTCAGAGCATTTAGCGATTCTTCTCAGCCTTGGACTGAAGACGGCACAGCAGGTAATGCTGCCGCATCAATTAAGACCACTAAAGCCTCGACTGAAGTGACAAACTTAGACTTTAATCCTGGCGATGTAGCATTAAATGAGACACAATCAGCTACGCCCGAGTTCGCTCAAGGCACTACAGCGTCTTTACTCTCTGCGACAGATATTACCAGAACGATAGAATCATTTACACATAAGATGCCTATGACTATAAATGGAGAAGAGTACTTTCTTTTAATGAGAAGTACTTAAGCATCCTTTATAAATCCTTTGTATTCTGTGGTGACGGGTGATGCGCCTGTGGTGACGTGTGTTACTTTCAATATATCGGTTGTAGCATCACCTGCGCCAGCAGTATATGTTGCTATATTGCCAGATGGAACTCTTAATGATATTCCTTCTACTTTTAATGATACCACAGTAAGATCCGAGAAATTTGTAGTAGTCTTTAATCCCAAATCTGTTCCTGTAAACGGTGGAGCGGTGTCTAGGGGAATAACACAATACTCTTTGTTTATGGGACTGCTAGGATTGTATGTTGCAGTGGTTGCTGTCTGAGGAATAATTATGACTGTTCTTCCCTCAGGTATATCCTGGGTCATATCTTTATCAAGAACGATCTTAACTCCTGCATCCACACTCGCAACAAGGGTTGATACAGGAATAGCAGGAATAGCAGGAATAGCTCCTTCAAACTGAACTGTATCGCCCACGTTAATGCCAGTCGTACTTGCAAGGAATAGATGTCTAGGCTGTGATGATATATCTGCTAGTGCGTCAGTGACCTTACCGAATATTCCTCGACACTCAAACAATGAAGACTGTTCTCTAAATCCTGTGCTTGCGTAAACTCCAACAACAACATCTGCTGGTATATTAGAACCATTACCTATTCCGTAACTCGCTTCTGTATCTAAAAGCGCAGAGCTGGTGGCACCATGTATCTGTGTGGTGTTTATAGTTATGAAATCGCCAGCAGCATCGTTACCCAATGCACTACTC